GCATCGAGAGTCACAGGAAGTAGCTGGGGGCTCTCTGAAGAAGGTAATAGCAGCTTTCCCTCGCGCCATTGTTGTCGCCATTTGAACAACAGATTGGCGTTAATGCCATTTTCAAGAGCAAGTTTTGAGATGGATATCCCGGGTTCACAGGAGGCAGCAACGAGCTGCTGTTTAAATTCGGGAGGATAATTAGGGCAGCCTTTTCGCCTGCCGGGATTCACATTTTTCTGCATATCTGACACTTTGGTTCCCACTACTTATTTGGTGGACACCACTTTGTCTAATTCGTCAGATTCTGACCAGACGGTTCAGGCTGTACGCTTACGCATCAGCGTGCCGGAAAGTTTTTGTAGCTGTTCAACAGTCGCGCCCTTAAACGAACCGCTACGTAACCAGGCCGCCGATGGGGCAGGACTGAAACGGGAAAACAACAATTGCCCCGGCGTCCTGGTGGCATTTTTGAAGCCCTGGAAATAAAGCTGAGCGCGTGCGTACTCATCGGATAATGCACCAAAATACGCGGCCACATCATCCGGAGAGGAAAACGGAACCACAGTGCCGACCGGAAGTAACGGATTACTGGTCAACAGCAGGCCGTTAAGATCGACGGCATTACCCGCCACAGCCAGCACACCGGGATTTATCTGTACATCTTTACTGAGTGGAATTGGCATTATCAGCCTCCGTTGTCCGGGTGATCACGTTGTCAAAAAACATCAGGGAAGTTGTGACCACAGGGTTAATCTGCATCTGAATATCAAGCGTCCAGCGCGGTTCATACTGTTGCTGACCGTTGGGGAATGTGGTGTTAAAGGGCTCTGAGCAATACAGCGGGGAAATCAGCCCACCGCCCTGCCGGAAAAGCCGTACGGAAAATTCAGACCGGAAAAGCGTTGCCAGCACCTGAGCGTTATCTGCCGCGTGAGGGCCGTAGAAATCAAGCTGGCAACGCCATTTTGTGGTACGGGTGATATGCTGAGAGCCCTCACCAGCCTGCGCTGGCGCAGAATATGCCACTACCGCAGTGGATAATCCGGTAACATCAATGCCCGTCATGGTGATGAAATTCCCCTGAGGCATCGGGACCTGGTTCTGCTGCGTTCGTTCAATCCCGGCATCAGAAAAAAGCCCCCGGTGATAATCACCGAGGGCCTGATAAAGAGCGCTTTCCGTAACGGAGAGGGTCACACCTGAAGGCATACAATAACCCTCGTCCAGTCAGGCCAGATTTCCAGTACCTCAATCACCAGCCACGTTTCATCGCCAATAACAAATTTATCGCCTCCCTGTTGCCGGGCACGGTTAAGCCCGCACCAGTTACCATCGGTATACAATGTGGCGAAAACTCCCTGCTGGTTAAGATTATCAAGATGACGTAAATCAGCCTGGGTGACAGCCTGCTTTTGCCCCCTGACGGAAACCGGATCTTCATACTCAGGTACGCGGGAATAATCTGCCTGCTGTGTACTCCCGCGGGAACGATAAACCAGCGCGTCTGTAAAGGGATTTACCCGACGTACTGCGCCGGAAACAATACCGTGAAAGTTCATTTTTTGCCCCCGTCTACAGAATAATCAACGCTGTCCATCATATGTCCGGTTTCAATAAGCGGGTTGTTAAAACCCTTTTGCCGGGCAGTGGATGCAGCGTTGGACGGACTTTCCCAGTCGCGAACAGACATCTGCAACTGCCCTTTGATATGTTCTCCCATACACACCAGAGCGGTCGCAGTATCAAAATCATTCGCCCGTAATAAGGTCGCCATTTTTTCGCCCCATTCGGGACTTTTATGTTCGATCATCTTACGGAAGAACGGACGGGGGGGAATGGTGACCGTGTGCTCAGGAATAACCACATCCTGAACAAAATTCCCTTTACCGGCTTTGACAAAGCGGTGCCCGGTTTCTCCCGTTTTTTCGTTATAGCGAAAGTGGAGCGTCTGCTCACGGGCGGGTATGACCGCTCTTCCACCAAACTCCTGAACTGCGGCAATATAAGCCACTGACGTACCGTCAGGGTAAGTTGCTCCCTCAAGAAAACCCACTTTGAGTTTTTTACCCAATGAAAGGTTCGCGGCAACCTGTTTCAGCTTCTGCCGGAACTGTTTGCCACCTGTGACTTTATTTACCATCGACGCCCCCTCCCGTATCCCCGGTAATAATGCCCCGGATATCGCGAAGGTGCCCCCCCGGAATGATACTGCATTGAGCGGTATGGCGCTGTCGCCTGCCAGTAGTCAGCACCCCAGGGGGTCTGGAGATACCACCACGACGCATCATTACTGCCGCTATTATCCACCGATACCGATACCGATACCGATACCGATACAGAACCTTCCGACGCACTGGTGATACGCCCCACCAGACCAGCCTGCCCGTCTCTCCCGTTTCCCAGCCCCCGCAATGCGCACAGATGCGCAACCAGCAGGAACAGAAGCTGTTCCCGCTCCTTCAGGTCGGTAACCGGACTGTCGTCCGTGTTATCCAGGTACAACGCGGTCGCCCGGTTAAACACCGCCGTCAGTAGCTCCGGTGTCACCGTGGAAAACTCCGGGTACAGACTGACAAACATCCGACAGTCAAACGTCACCGTACCCATAGCGTTTACTCCTGAGGTTTACCCATCACTTCATCATTGCGGTTAACGCCCGGAGCCGGATTTTTCTGCGGCAGCGGTTCAAGGCCGGATTTAACGGCTTTCTGCTCCGTAGCCTGCGAGACTGCACTGTTCGCCTTATCCTGCGCAAAAATAACGCCATTTTTCACATAAGGTTGCTGTCCGTGCTCCGCCAGCCAGGCGTCAAAAAACACCTTATCGACCTGCGTCAGACCATAGCCCCCCACAATTTTAACCGCGTTATTCCGCCAGCCTGCCACCTGAACCCGTTTCTGACCCACTTCCAGCACCAGACCGTTCGGCAGTTTGCAGCCCACTGTTACCATTTCAGCCTACCATGGTTCGGCCGGAGCAAGAAGCATCGCCACAATGGCAACCCGGAGAGGCTACCAGATGGGACGCTGGCTTGCTGGCAGGCTCATGAAAGAGCTGGGGCTGGTCAGCTGTCAGCAGCCGACTCACCGGTATAAACGTGGTGGTCATGAACATGTTGCTATCCCTAACTACCTTGAAAGGCAGTTCGCCGTGACCGAGCCAAATCAGGTGTGGTGCGGTGATGTGACCTGTATCTGGACGGGTAAGCGCTGGGCGTACCTCGCCGTTGTTCTCGACCTGTTCGCAAGAAAACCAGTGGGCTGGGCCATGTCGTTCTCGCCGGACAGCAGGCTCACCATGAAAGCGCTGGAAATGGCATGGGAAACCCGTGGTAAGCCCGGTGGGGTGATGTTCCACAGCGATCAGGGCAGTCATTATACGAGCAGGCAGTTCCGGCAGTTATTGTGGCGATACCAGATCAGACAGAGTATGAGCCGGCGCGGAAACTGCTGGGATAACAGCCCAATGGAACGCTTCTTCAGGAGTCTGAAGAACGAATGGATGCCGGTGGTGGGTTACGTAAGCTTCAGCGAGGCAGCTCACGCCATAACGGACTATATCGTTGGATATTACAGCGCACTAAGACCGCACGAATATAACGGTGGGTTACCCCCAAACGAATCGGAAAATCGATACTGGAAAAACTCTAACTCGGTGGCCAGTTTTTGTTGACCACTTCACTCTTCATTGCAAACATTTCAGGGATGAAGTGAAGATGAATTGAGTCGTAGTATCCACACCAAGCCGGAATTATCCGGTGAGGCGCAATGTTGCGGGGGCTTTATCCCTGGTGGCATTGGTTGCTGGAAAGAGAAAACCCCCGCACGTTGAGAGGTAAAACCTGACAACAGAACGGGGGCTAATCTGTAAGCGTGCAGCAAGAACCGTATTGACGGGGATGTGTTATTCAGTCGGCAGTGCTACGCGCCAGGGGAGCAGTTCGCCGACCCGGTTTATCGGCCAGTCGGCTATGACGTCAAGGACATAGCGGAGGTAGCTTTCTGGCTCCACTCCGTTCAGTTTGCACGTCCCGATCAGGCTGTACAGCAGCGCTCCCCGCTCTCCTCCATGATCCGAACCGAAGAACAGGTAGTTTTTGCGGCCCAGACTGACCATCCGCAACGCATTTTCAGCGATGTTATTGTCCGCCTCAGCCCGGCCATCATCTGCATAGTACGTCAGCGCCGGCCACTGGTTCAGGGCGTATGCGAACGCTTTCGCCAGTTCTGAGTGTCGCGACAGGGTTTTCATCTTTTCACGCAGCCAGCTTTCCAGGGATTTCAGCAGCGGTTTCGTTTTCAACTGACGTTCGGCAAGGCGCTGCTCCGCCGTCATTCCCCTTATCTCTGCCTCGATGGCGTACAGTTCGCCGATCCGTTTCAGCGCTTCCTCCGTCAGGGCTGACGGGGTGCGAACGTGCACATCGTGGATTTTACGGCGGGCGTGAGCCCAACAGGCGGCTTCCGTTATCCGGCCATCCCGGTACAGCTCGTTGAACCCGGCGTATGCATCCGCCTGCAGTACACCACTGAACCCCGCAAGATGGGTCTGCGGATGGATGCCTTTTCTGTCCGGGCTGTAAGCGAACCACACCGCCGGCGCCAGCGTTGACCCGGCGTTACGGTCGTCACGAACGTAGGTCCATAACCGCCCGGTCTTCGTTTTCTTATTGCCTGGCAACAGCACCGGGACAGGCGTGTCATCAGCATGGAGCTTACCGTCAGTCAGCACATAATCCTGAAGCGCTTCTTCCAGCGGTGACAGTA